CGAACTATGTTGCGAGGCTCACGCAAGTTGTTGCAATAATGCAAAACCCAACAAACCCGGTAATTACAAAAGATATCGTAATCGTTGCAAACCGGTTGTACAAATACTACACCGAAACAACAATCCGGCTAATTAGCAAACTATTTGAAAACGCGGAAACGGGTTTATCAACGGAATTAAACAATTTATACATGGCGTTGCCGGATGAATTTAGCAAAAAGGATGCCGTTGAAACGTGCAAGCGTATCAATTTACCGGCCAGGCGTTTCGAAACATCCATCCGGAGCAAGGAATTTGCATCATTGTTCAATCGTTTGGGGCATGGGAAATATAGCAAAAAGTAATTTGTTTAATATAAAAATACACGTTCAAATACACCAATATACACCTCAATGTGTATTTGAAACCCGCGCCCACAAAGGATATACACCATATACACTGTATTTCTATAAGATATATAATTTATATCTATCTATATAAATATAGAGATAGAGAAAGAGAGAGAGAAAGTTGGTGTGTGTTTTTGGTGTTTTTCGTGTATATCCGCGCCGGGCCTATGTTTCAAGCGATGTGCATTGGTTTTTGTGTAGTGTATTTGGTGTATTTGGATTTGGAATAAAAAAAGAATTAATTTTATCAAGTGAACGCAAAACAAATTATTGAGCAATTATACCGATCGGATGATCTACGGGAATGCCTTTCACGCATTCAACCGCCGGATATTCGCGATGATGTCAAGCAACATGTGTTCACTGAATTATTATTGAAACCGGAAACGGACATCCTTGATTTGTACCAAAGGGGCAAATTCGTTGCATACGTGGCCAAAATGCTTGTGAATATGGTTAGGTGGGAACGAAGTTCATTCCGCAAATTACAAGGCCGGGAAACGGCATTAGAATCGTTTTCCGATATAGCCGATGAACAACCGGTTGAAATCATTGTTGTACCTTTACAAAAACTTTATTGGTATGATGCGAAAATGTTGGAACTTTACGCGGAGCATGGAAGTTACCGAAAGGTGGAGGCAATCACCGGGATTGAATTTTCGGGGATATGCAAAACGATAAAAAAAGCACGAATCGAAATAAAAAAACACATGGATTTATAAAACTAAAATTATGGACGTATTATCACAAACATTTCTCTACGATCGCATTTTAGCCGGCGTGGATGTTCACCCATCACAACCCGAATTGATTGAATTCGAACGCCTTTCGAAATTGATTGATCCACAATCCGAATTTTCATTCCGCGGATGTCAACCATGCGTGAATGAATTGGTTCGGTTCGTATTTGAAAACAAAAACAAATTAGATGGCAAAGCCAAAAAAACAAGCGGAACAAAAGCCGATCAAGTCAACGAGGGGGAATAAAAAATACATTGATTCGCCCGAAATCATGTGGGAGTTGTTTGAGGAATATCAAGCAAAGGTGAAATCAAATCCGTTCATGGTTCGTGATTGGGTTGGCGGTATGGCAATGCAAGTGGAACGCCCAAAGGAAAAACCATTGACCTATGAAGGGTTTTCAAACTATGTTTTTTCAAAGGGAATCCTAAAAGATACGGATGATTATTTCGGGAATACGGGCGGCGCATACGAACAATTTTCGGATGTCTGTTCGCGTATAAAGCGCGTCATTCGTGAGGATCAGATCGCCGGGGGCATGGCCGGGATGTACAATCCATCAATTACGCAACGATTGAACAACCTGGTTGAAAAAACCCAAACCGATTTGAAGATCGAACAACCTTTGTTCCCGGAAAACTAATTGAATGCCATTCGTTCGAACAACCGCGATCAATAAGATTTTGAAGATGAAGCGATTCGTTCGCGGAATCCAGGGCGGAACATCGGCCGGGAAAACATACGCGATCATTCCGATCCTGGTTGACATTGCGGCGAAAAACCCATTCAGCGAAATATCAATCGTTGCCGAATCCATCCCGCATTTGAAACGGGGGGCAATGAAGGATTTTAAAAAAATAATGTTCGAAACGGGCCGATGGTTCGATGATCGGTGGAACGCAACGGATTTCAAATATAATTTCGCCAACGGATCGCAAATCGAATTTTTCAGCGCTGACAACGACGCCAAATTACGGGGCGCCAGGCGTGATTGGTTGTACATGAACGAATGTAACAACATGTCGTTTCATTCATACACCGAATTGGCGTCCAGGACGAAACAAGGCGTTTTCCTGGATTGGAATCCAACGAATCCATTTTGGTTCCATGACGAATTAATCAACGATCCCGACGTTGATTTTCTTATAATCAATTACACCGACAACGAAGCATGCCCGGAATCGGCGTTGAACTTTATTCTGAAGGCAAAGGAAAAGGCGGACGCCGGTTCCGCGTTTTGGGGCAATTGGTTCCGGGTTTATGGATTGGGTGAAATTGGGTCATTGGATGGGGTTGTTTTCCAAAATTGGCAACAATGTGAACGCATCCCGGGCGAATCCGAATTCATCGCGTATGGCCTTGATTGGGGATTCACAAACGATCCAACGGCATTGGTCGAAGTTTACCGATACGATGGTAAAATATACATCAACGAATTATTGTATCAAACCAAATTAACCAATTCGGAAATTGTGAACCATTTGAAACAATTGGGGGTTAATTCATCCCGTTGCATTGTTGCGGATTCGGCGGAACCGAAATCCATTGCGGAATTGACAAACGCCGGGTTTTATGTCGAAGCCGCACGAAAGGGGCCGGATTCAATAAAAGCGTCAATCGACCGGCTCCAGGGTTATGATTTAAGGGTTACAAAGAATTCATTGAACTTGATCAAGGAATTGCGCCAATACCGATGGGCAAAGGATCGGGAAGGGCGTTCATTGAATGCGCCGGAAGATATCCTAAACCATGCCATTGATGCCGTTCGATATGTTGGCTTGAATAAATTATCCCAATTCGAAGCAATCGGCGAATATTCGTTCGCGGATGATGATGATTTTTGATGTTGTGTTTAGTTAGTTTTGGCCGGCCCGGGTTTTGACCTGGGCCTTTTTTATGGGTAAAAAAAATATTTTCAAATTATTTGGATAATTAAACAATAATGTTTTATATTTGTGGAACAAAACACAATTAAACACATCCACCATGACAAAGCAAACTTTAACAACCAGGTTGATCACGAATTATGACATCATCGTTTCCGTTACATTGGTCAACAGAACCGAAAAAACCGCGTTCATTATGATTCAGCGTGGCGAAATCGTTCGTTGCAAAATCCGCAAATCATACGATGGCCGCGAATATGTGATGCCATACGGAACATATTCAATGGCTCCGATGTTTAATCTGAATTAATATCAACCCGGCAAAACGCCGGGTTTTTTTATGCCGCAACAAACCGTTGGAAATTGCCACATAATAACATGAAGTTGCGCGAATATCAACGCCTTTCCGCGTTTTGGAATGATGGGGATGATAATATTTCCCAAGTGGCGTGGATTATCATGGACGTTTACGGCCTTACATACGATGAAGTAAACAACATGGAACCAAAACGTTTTTTAAAATATTCGAAGCGTATCGGTAAGCAATTTAGCAACATCGATAAAAAGCCGTTTTATTCATGGTTCCGATTCGAAACGGATGCATCCAAAATAACATTGGGGCAATTTATCGAATGTCAACATTTCATGAAGGCCGGCCAAGTTGATGCCATGCACTTGATAGGCGCATCCATTTGGAAAGATAAACGGGATCACAAATTGAAATCGGAACTATTGTTAAATACAAATATTCGCCATGTACTTCAAGACATTACGCGGTTTTTTATTTCGTTTTTTGAGTTGGTTAATTCGTACAAAGGTTTATTTGAAAAGGAAGAAAGCGAAGATGAAGGGGATGAATTAGCCAAACCCGAAAAGCCACACCCGTTCGTGGATCAATACGGATGGTTTTTTTCGGCTAAACAAGTGGCGGAATATGAAGGCATCACGTTGGCCGAAGCGTTCGATTTGCCTATCATCCAGGCGTTTAATGATCTATCGTATTTGAAGGCGTTTCAATCATATCAAAAACATTTGAACAAATAACATGGCATCCTTTTCGAAAGTTCAACATGAAGCGTTGGCGGATGGATTCCTGGATCTGTTAGGGGAAGATACATCGAACTTTCAAAAGGTTGAATTAAGCGATGTAAACAATACCATTGAGCAATTGGCGGCGCGGTATATCGATATCGTTTCCGATAAAATCAATGAAAAGGATGTTGTTTCATCCGGGCGCATGTCGGATGAAATGCAACCAACAATGATGGAATTCGATGGGAAATCCTATCGCATCGGAATAGCCGCGCCGGAATATTCAACATACCAGGATGAAGGGGTAAACGGATGGGCGATTAATCGGAATTCCCGATTTTCATTCCGGACGCGTGGCGTTGATCCTAACGGCGAAATGGTCAAATCGGTGAAGGCGTGGATTCAACGCGAAGGCGCATCGGCGCGGAATGTTTCCAGGGCCGTAACGGCGCGCGAAGCGAAAGGAAAAACAATGATGGACGCATCAACCCGGGCCGCCGTAACCGCGTCTTATTTCATCAAACGAAACGGATTGAAGCCGCGAAGGTTTTGGAGTGAGGCGACCGATGAATTCAAAACCGAAATGGAAAATGAATTAGGCATTGCGCTAAAAATTGACATTATAAACTGCATAACAAAATGACATTCGAATTCACACCCGTTCAATATTCAAGCGTAAACGATCCGTTGGTTTACGTTGTTTACGATGCGCACGCCGCAAACCCGACAACATATCCAAATTATAAATATGTGGCGGAACTTGAAATAAATGGCGTTCAAGTTTTCAAAGGAAAGTATTTTCCACATCCAACATCAAACCGGGGAATTATTGACCTGGGATCGGTGATCCGCGAATATTGCGTGCAATCATTTGGCGCGGATGTTGGCGGTGCGATCGTTGCCGATGAAATGGGCGAAGGGGAATGGCGCGTTTCATGCGTGGTGAAAATACGCGAGGAGTACGGAACAACGACATCGGCCGTATTGATAACGGATTCATCAAGGGTTTATTTCAATTACTACAATGGCCGATATCCGGGTTTTGAATCATTATCAAATTACGATGATGATGTTTTATCCGATCGCCCGGTAAACATCGACTTGACATTTACAACCGGGAATTATTTCATTCCATTTTATAAATTGTTCGGAACCGCGTTCAATGTTGTTATAACGGGCGGAACCGCAACCAGGACAAAGGTAATTACGCCAACGGCCGATAACACAATGCAATTGATCAACATATCGCCATCGGCCATCAACGATGAATATCCGGGCAATTTCACAACATCGACAACAACGTATTCGGTGGCCATTGGTTCCAAAACTTACCGGGTGAATATCATTTGTACCGGATTGTACAAAAATTATAACGTTCATTTCCTTAACAAATGGGGCGGATATGAAACAATGATGTTCAACAAGGTATCGCGGAAAACATACGATGTTGAACGCAAAACATTCAAACAATTGCCGTATCGGGTAAGTTCTGCCGGGGCCGTTTCGGTGTTGAATAATTACACCATGTACAAACAAACAACGCAATTCGGGGGCCGATTCCGCGAAAAGTTGCGTTTGAATACCGATTGGCTTTCCGATGCCGAATATCAATGGTTGGCGCAATTGGCAACATCGGCCGAGGTTTACATCGAAGATGAAGGGGAATTGTACCCGGTGATCATGACGGCCAACAATTACGAATTTAAAGAACATATTGTTGATGGGTTGATCAACTTGATGATTGAGGTTGATTTTGGGGCAACATACAAAACACAATTCCAATGATTCAGCTTTTTGTAGAAAAACAAGCGATTGACATAAACGAATCATTTAGCACATTGCTAACAATGTCGATTGATGATATCAAGGATTTTGGCGCAAAGAATACAACGTTTTCCAAAACAATTGTTTTACCGGGTACAAAAAACAATAATAAGATATTCGGAAACATTTTCAACATCAACGCGCGCAATGATTACAATCCGGCGCAAACAAACATTGGCGCGAATTTCAATCCGGCGGTTTCGGCAGATGCGATAATCTTTGCCGATAACATGCAGGTATTCACAGGCGTTTTTCGAATCCTTGAAATAATTGTTGAAGATGGATTCATTGAATACGAATGCGCAGTATTCGGAACCCTGGGCGGATTTGTTTCGGCGTTGGCGAATAAGAAAATCGAGGAGTTAGATTTCAGCGCATACAATACAACATGGAACTACACTAACATAACCGCATCGTGGAATACTATCGCCGGGGCCGGTGTTTATTTTCCATTGATTGATTACGGCGCGGCGTCCACAAATAAAACCGATTTTGATTTTAGTACATTCCGCCCGGCGTTATATGTTAGGGAAATATTGGAAAAAACAATTACCGCGTCCGGCTACACATGGGATTTCCCGGCGTTATCATCGGCGTTGTTCAATCGGTTGGTTATTCCACACAATCAAAAAGAATTGTATCGCTATGATACAACGGCGTTTCAAGCAACGCCAACAACAACAACATATACATCGGCGCAAAAAATTGCTTTTACAGTTTCAACCGCAGGCAGTTTTACGGCAAGTTTAGGAAATACAACATTCACGTTTGGCGGAGCATCGGCGATAACAACAAACATAATATTAGAAATTGATGCCGTTATCAATACTATTGATCCGGTGTTGGATACGTTTAGAGTAAATTTGAAACAAAATTCAACAACAATTTCAACGGATTCAGATATTGTTTCATTTACCCCGGGGTATGCAACAATATTGTATTTGTCGGTTAACAATATCACAATCAATCCGGGGGATGCAATTTCGGTTGAAGTGCAGGCGAATGTTAGCAATTATTCAATCAATACCGGAACATCGTTTCAAATTGAATTATTGACACCGGGCCAGGTTTCGATTGGATATGGTGATACGATTTCGGTAAACGATATCATTCCGAAAGGTATTTTCCAACGCGAGTTCTTTTCGACAATATGTAAAATGTTCAACCTTTACGTTTTTGAAGATTACGAAACGGATAAAAAATTAAAGGTATTGCCATTCGTTACGTTTTACGAAGATGCCACATCGGTTGATTGGTCATTGAAGGTTGATCGCGCAAAACCGATGCGCATCAAACCAATGTCCGAATTGAATTCGCGTTACTACAATTATAAGTTCAAACAAGACAATGATTTTTTTTCGGAAAACTATCGAAAGAAATTTAATGAGGGGTATGGCGATTTCATTTATGATACGGAATATGAATTCGCAAAGGAAACGACATCGGTTGAATTGATTTTCGCGAATTCGGTTTTGACAAAGTTCACCGGAAAGGATAAGATATTTCCATCAATTTACAAATTGTCAAATTCGAATAATTCGGAGGACAAAATGGATTCGGTTATCCGGATTATGCAGGCAAAGAAAATGACGGGGTTTGGAACCTGGAACATTCTCAACGCCGGATCATCCGTTGGAAGTCAAACCGCGTACGGATACGCCGGCCATATTAACGATCCGATCACGCCAACATTTGATTTGTGTTTTTCGCCTCCAAAAGAATTGATTTTTGAAGTTGCTAATTACACGCCTAACAATTTATTTAACGATTATTGGAGTGCATACATGGCCGAAATCACCGACAAGGATTCCCGGTTATTGACATGCACCATGAAATTGGCTTTTAAAGATATTTACAAATTAGATTTTGCCAGGTTGATTTGGATCGATGGCGTTTTGTATCGTTTAAACAAGATCACAGATTTCAACGCATCAAGCGAAGATGTTTGCAATGTGGAACTTTTAAAAATCATAAATAGAATATACTAATGGCAGACATAAACATAAAAGCGCAGTTACAGGTTGACACCGGGAATTCGGCGGAGAAGATAGGCAAAACGCAGGACGCATTAAAGGGCGCATCAACGCAAACAAAGGATGCCGGAAATTCATTCGGCAAACTGAAAGGCGAATTGGGCGCGTTATCGCCGGCATTGGGCCAGGCATCCCAGGGGGTTGGGGCATTAACCCAAGCGTTCAATATTTTGAAAGCGAATCCGATCATCGGCGTTTTTGCATTGCTTGCCGGTTTGGTTGTGGCGTTGTTCCAAAAGTTCAAACAAATGGAAGGCGTTTCAGATTCATTGGGAAAGGCATTCGGTACATTGTCCGGCGTGTTCAATACATTCATCACCGGATTTTTAACGCCGTTGATTGACGGGTTTGTTTGGTTGATAGAAAACATTACCGGCGGATTGATTGGCGCATTGTCGGCGTTGGGCGTTACAACGGAACAAACGGCGCAAAGGTTTGGCGAAATCACCGAAGCGTTGGATGATTTGGAAGATGCGCAAAAGAATTCCGCCATTGCAACGGCGGAAGCAAATCGAAAATTGCAAGATGCGCGCGAAATCGCCGCCGATGCAAATTTACCAATTAAGGATCGCGTTGCGGCATTAAAGGAAGCGGCCCGGATTGAACGCGAAGAATCGCAAAAGGTTATTGAGATTAACCAAATGAAAGCCAGGCTCACGATGGAAGCGATGGCGATGGAATTGGGGGCGCGTGGCGATTTGATTGCAAAGATTCGTGAGGGTTCAATCGAATCATTGAAGGCGGCCCGATTGGAATTGCAAGGCATGAAAAACGTGGATAAGGAAAAATTATCCGCGATTGATTCCATGATTATCGCCGCCGAAAATGAAGCGGCATCGATGGCGAAGATTTCGAAACGGACGCAATCACAAATCACATCGATTGAAAAAGAGGAAAGCGATAAGCGTGTAGCGAAGCGAAAAGAAGAAGCCGATAAAAAGAAAGCCATTGCGGAACAAGAGGAACGCGACCGACTTGCATTGGTTAAAATTCAATATGAAACACAAAAAGAGATTTCCGACAATCGCATCAAATTAGCGCAACAACAAACGGAAAAAGAAAAAGCTGATGCGTTAAAGCAACAACAAGAGGATGACGCATTCATGGCTGCCGAATGGGAAAAAACCGAGGCGGACGCAAAAAAAACCCTTGATCTAAAAGATAAAATTATCATCAAGGATAAAGAGGCGGCCGATGCCGTTTTGTTATTCGAGCAACAAAAACGCGACACCTACAAAATGACCGGCGAAACGTTAGGCGCATTGGGCGACCTGGTTGGAAAACAAACCATCGCCGGCAAAGCATTGGCAATATCCCAAGCGTTAATCAATACTTATTTGGGCGTTACCGAAGTATTGCGGAATAAAACAATCATCCCGGAACCATTCGGAACGATTCAAAAGGTTGCATCGGTTGCCACAATTTTAGCGTCCGGGTTTTCCGCCGTCCGGAACATTGGTCGAACCCAGGTACCCGGGGCCGGTGGTGGCGGTGGTGGATCAACGCCAACGATGGCAAGCGTTGCCGCGCCCGTTGCGCCACAATCAACCGCGACATCATTAAGCGCATCAACGATTCAAAACATTGGAAACGCCGCCGCCGGTGGGGTTAATCGCGCGTATGTGTTGGATTCGGATATTAGGAATTCCGATGAACGCAATGTACGTTTGCAACGCGCTGCCCGTTTAGGATAAAACAATAAAAATAATATAAATGAAAAAATTACCCGTTTACGAAATGATGATTTCCGAAGATATGGATTCGGATTTAATGGTCGATTTCATCGCCCTTGTTGATCGCCCGGCGATTAAAAAAGATTTTGTGAAATTCAACGATCAGTTCATTGAACCAAACAAAGGGGAACGCAAAGATGATTTCATTCCGCGTTGCATTTCCTATGTTGTTAGCGAAGGCAAGGAAGCCGGACAAGCCGCCGCGATTTGTTATTCGATGTGGGATCAGCATTTCGCGGAAGCCGAATCATGGAATGATTATCCGGATGCCGCCGTTGAAAATGCGAAAACGGCGTTAAGGTGGGTTGAGCAAAACGGATGGGGTGATTGCGGCGAGGCCACCGGGAAAATAAGAGCCAACCAAATCGCGAACCGCGAAAAGTTGACGCGCGAAACGATCGCCAGGATGTCGGCATTTCAAAGGCACAAACAGAATAGCGATCGCCCATTGGGTGATGGTTGTGGCCGTTTGATGTGGTTGTGTTGGGGCGGTGATGAAGGTATCGCATGGGCGGAACGAAAGTTGAAACAAATTGATCGCGGATCATTCGCCATACAAGATGAAGAAAAGCGCATCATATCCGGGCCGTTGATGATTGCGAATCAAAGAATATTTAGAACCGATCCGGAATTGGGGGATTATGAAGTTTTCTTTTCACCGGAAACAATTAAGAAAATCGCGATCAAGTTGGCGAAAATGGGATTTCATAACAACGTTAATTTGATGCATAACGCCGATATGAAGGTTCCCGGGGTTACGTTGTTCGAAATATTCCAATCCGATAAAGCGCGCGGAATCCGTCCGATGAAAGGGTTTGAAGATTTGGCCGATGGATCATTGTTCGGCTCCATGTACGTTGAAAATGATGTTGCATGGCAGATGGTAAAGGACGGAATGATCAAAGGATTCAGCGTTGAGGGGAATTTTGGAATGAGGAAAAAAGATGAATACAATGAACAATTTGAAAAAATAGTTGAAATTTTAAATTCAACAACCTTTTAAATTTTGCCACAAACAAAAAAGAATTATCACATGACACCGAAAGAAGCAGTAGAAAAAATAAAGTCTATGATTTTTGGCGATGAAGAAAAGCAAATGGCGACACCCGCCCCGGCTGAACCGCAAAAGTTCATGGAATACAAATTGAAATCCGGCGCGGTTGTTTCAATCGACAAATTGGAAGTTGGCGGATCGGTTACATTGAACGGCGAACCGGCACCGGATGGCGAACATGAGTTCGAAGATGGCGCAAAGATTGTAACCGCCGGCGGATTGATTACCGAAGTAAAGCAACCCGAAGTTGCGCCCGTTGTTGAGGTTGAAGTAGATGCAATGAAAAAACTTCCTGGCATGTTTAGCGATATGCAACAAGGTTTTGCGGCCGCAAAAACCGACATCATCGAATTGAAGCAAACCATTGCCGAACAAAAAAACACCATTGAAAAACAATCCGAAACATTGAAACAAATGTTTCACCTGGTGGAAACCATCGCGAATACATCCGTTCAACAACCCACCGAAAAGGTAAAAGCGTTTGATGAAATGTCAGCATTGGAAAAATTCCGCGCCTCAAAAAACTTTTAATCAATGGCATTAAAAATAAAGGATGGGGTTGAAATTTGGGCATACGGCCCGGCATCAAACCCGTTTACATCGGATTCGAAATTAAGCCAGGAACAATTGGAGCATTTGCAAAAAAGGTTCCCGGATCAAATCGAGGAAACAGAACAACAAGAAAAGAAAATTTCAAAATCTAAAACAAAATAAAATGGCAATTTCAGCAAGTATCGTTGATATACGCGGTAAGGCATACGAGCCGGTATTAGAGGAACTATTATTCGAGAACAAAACCATTGCAGATAATTTGGTTTCGTTCGAAAGCGATGTTAAAAACGAAAGTATTTTCACCGAAAATACCAACGCGGTAACATTGCAAGCGTTTGCATCCGGCGCACCAACAAGCCAGGGTACAATCACCTTGAATGATACATCGGTAACACCGACCAAAGTAATGTATTATCAAGAGTTCGACCCGAACACCCTTCGCCCTTCAAGGTTCAAAAGATCAATGAAGCCGGGCGCATGGGAAATGATGTCGACCGAATTCGAGCGCGTTGTATTGGCCGCATACGGAAAAGAAATTTCAACCGATGCTGAAACAAAGTGGTGGAGTGGTATCACATCCGCAACCAAAACCGCAATTGCAGCATTATCACCAGGTACCGCACAAAACCAGGTCGGAGCCGCCGAGCAAACATGGGCAGCCGCGCAAACCGCCACACAATTTGATGGCGTTGTTGCAAAGATGATCTACAACAACGGCGCATTGGGAACCAGGGTTAAAGTTGCCGGAACCACAATTGACGCCGGTGATGTTGCCGCCGAATATGCTAAAGTTTACGCCGCAATCCCGGCGGTTGTTTTGGCACAAAGCGAAAAGCCTTATTTGTATGCTCCATATAGCCACAAACAATTCATCAACATTTTCAACGTAAGTGCAACTTACCGCGATTTGTTCAGCGTTGATATCAAAGCCGATAAGTATTTTTACAATGGCGTTGAAATCAAATTTGTTCCCGTTCCGGAAAATTGTATCGTTGCCGCGTTGCCATCAAACTTGATTTGGTGTACTGACCTGGTGGCCGATCTTAACAGGATGGAAATCAACAAGATTGCAAACAATCGTGAAGATATGTTCGTAAAACACATTTTCACCATCGCCGCACACGTTGCAAGGCAAGCAACAAACGTTCTGTATCTTGGTTAATTGATTCAATAAGGGCCGGACATATTATCCGGCCCTAATTTAAAATACTACAAATATGCCCTGCGTACTTACCCAAGGATATAACCTTGATTGCCGTTTCAATTTTGGGGGCATCAAGGAAATTTATGTGATTGAATACGAAAACGTTACTGCGATTACCGAATCGGCCGGCGTTATTTCAGCGATTACAAAAGCAGCAACAAAGACATTTAAGAAATATAATTTGATCGCACACACCGCGGAGGCCGATGAAGCCTACGCAGGAAATCGCGAAATGGGAACGTTGTCCAATAAACAAACGATTAAATTCCCGATCAACAAAATGACAACCGCCGTTCGCAATGAATTGATATTGTTGGCGCAAAACCGACTGATATTTGTTTTTGTTGATGAAAACGGAACCGGTTGGATGTATGGTCGCGATTATGGTTTAATGTTGGATACATCGGCAAACAAAACCGGCAAACTTTTGGCCGATCGTAATGGTTACGAATTAGCATTCAGTGGCGATGAAAAGAATTTGGCATACGAAGTAAATTCAACCGCCCTGGGTACTTTGACAACCTAATTTCATGTTGTGGGTTGATACACATGATTCCATGAGGGGCCGCCGTTAATTTGGCGGCCTTTTTTATTTCAACAAACGTTCATTTTTTGCCACATGATATCATGATCGTTTACACCATAGGGCAACAATCGGACACAATCGTAACGTTGAACGAATCAACAACGATTTCCAATCCGTATTATTTGTTTGTGTTTACGAACGTATCAACGAAAGTTGAATATAAGATCATTGTAAATTCCGCGTCCGACACATCAAGTTATCCGGAACGCGTCAACATATACACGTTTAATACAATTACTTTATTTGCAACCGCCCAGGCCGGGCAATATTCCTATGAGGTTTATGAGCAATCGAGTTCAACAAATTTGAATCCATCCGGGTTGAATTTGGTTGAATGTGGCAAGATGCTATTGAATCCGGCGGCAAACTTAATACAACAAGGCTATGAACCCGAAACGATATACAAAGGCTATGCCGGTTAAAAATACAAATGATGAAATGATCGAGGTCGGCGCAATGGAATTCGCCGATTCACGCATTCCATTAATGGAAAAAAAGCGTGGCGTTGAATTCGTGCCGTTTGGTGATCGGAACGATTATCCAACATATTTGTTGTGGCTATACAACAAATCGGCAAAACACAACGCCATCATCAATGGTAAATGTGTTTACATCATGGGAAACGGGTTGATGACCGAATCCGAACCCGGAAAAGTGTTTTTGCAAAAGGCCAATGAAAAACAATCATGGGATCAGTTGATGAAATTGGCATGTTTGGACATTGAGAATTTTGGAGGGGTTTATTTGCAAGTGATTCCAAAACTTGCCGGGGGGTTCAATGTTTATCACATGTCATACGATCGCATCCGGGCGAATGAGGATAACACATGTTTTTACTATCGTAAAAAATGGAACAATACATGGGAACAACCCGAAGCGGAATATCCGGCATTCAATCCATCGAACAATAAAACATCAATATTTTATTTTAAAGAATATCGTTGCGGAAAAAACCCATACGCGTTGCCGTCATGGGTTGCCGCGTGCAATTGGGTTGAATCGGATATTGAGGTTTCAAGGCACACGTTGACAAATGCAAAAACCGGATTCAGCGCGTCAAAGTTCATTAATTTTTACAACGGTGAACCGGATGAAGATAAGAAACGCAAAATTACCGCGCGTTTAGAAAACGCCGCCACCGGGGCCGAGGGTAAAAAGGTTTTGATTGGATTCAACAACGATCCGTCAAAGCGTCCGACAATTGATGATTTGGGCGCATCGGATTTAACAAAGGAAGATTTTGGCGCGGTTGATAATCTAATCACGAATAATATTTTCAGTGGCCACAATATTACACATCCTTTGCTTTTTGGAATTCAGCAGGAAGGGAAGTTGGGAAATTCAAGCGAATTGAAAACGGCCTATGAAATTTTCAAAAATACCTATGTAACGCACAAACAAAAACAAATTGAGGAAATCACCGGGTATTTTTCAAGCGTTGCCGGTGTTGATGCCGAATATAAATTAAAGGATGTTGAACCGGTAGGCATGGAACTTGATCCGGTGCAATTTAAGGAACTATTACCGAAGGAATGGATATTGGAGAAGTTCGGAATTGATCCGGCAAAATACGGCATCCCAACGGCCGTTAATAACGTGATGCCGGAACAAATGGGAAATGAGGCATTGATTAAATTGTCCGGGCGCCAACAACAAAACCTTTTACGGATCGTGAGATTGTTCAGCCAGGGTAAACTAACAAAGGGCCAGGCATCGATTCAATTGTCCGCGTATGGGTTTACCGATGATCAAATCAATCAATATTTGGGATTGGATGAAAACCCAATGATGGCGGATCAACAATTCATGGATGATTCCGATGAATTCATCGCGGATATGTTTGCGGAATATGGCGAGGATAGGGAAAATTTCAGCATATTAAAAAGCGAAGTTTACACCGGGGATGATGATGATTTCAAAATGTCATTCGCCGCGGTTTCGGAATTCACCGAAAGGGAGGCCAAAATCATGGAGTTGTTAAAGAAACAACCGGATTTATCGAATGTGCAAATCGCCGAGGCATTGAAATATGATACAAACGTTGTTGATGATATCGTTGAAAACCTGGTGAAACGTGAAATAATCAAAGCCGAAATTGCCGGCGGAATTCCCGTTCGTAAAATATTGGAAAGGTTGCCGGCGAAAACATTACCGGAAATTAAAGTGATGTACACCTATGAAAAACGCGATGGCGTTTCCGGCCCGGAGTTACTTAAAACATCCCGTCCGTTTTGCGTGAAAATGGTTGGATTGAGCAAATCAAGAATGTTCAGCCGACAAGATATTCAAAAACTTTCCGAACGTTTGGGATATTCGGTATTCAAACGCGCCGGGGGTTATTGGAATAACAACGGAACGATTGAGTTCCAATGCCGTCATGGATGGATGAAACATGTTGTAATCAAGAAAAAATAAAACAATGGCAACAATAACATATTTGATTTTACCATCCGTCATAAAAGAACGCATGTCATTGCATGACAACATCGATGATAAATTGATTTACCCGGAAATTAAAGCGGTTCAAGATTTGTACATCATGCCTATATTGGGATCAACTTTGTTCAATAAAATATTGAATGACATTTCAACGAATACATTGGCCGGAAATTACAAATCATTGGTTGATAATTACGTTGTTGAATGTTGTTGTAATTATGTAATGGCGGAATTGCCGGAGGGGTTGAATTATCAATATTGGAATAAAGGCGTTTCACAAAAAACTGTTGACAATGCAACGCAGCCGAGCATGTCGGAAATGTATTCCATTGTTGCGAAATACAAATCAAGGGCGGAGCATTACGCAAAGATGTTGCGCAATTATTTGATTGAATACGCCGATGATTATTTCCCGGAATATTTGAACTTTGTTTCCGGGGTTGATGTAGTACATCCGGAACGCGTTTCGTATTCATCGCCAATTTATTTGGGTGATGAAACCGAAATTCCGCGCGATGATTATTCATTGAATAAGCGTCCGCCGGCCGGGTATAATTCAAACGATCCATACTATATTTGATGCCTAAAAACACATCGAAAAAAAACGAAAAAAAATTGCGTTTATTTTTAGCGCAACAAGAAAAAGTAAATGACATTAAAACAAGTCATACAAAGGTTAACGGAATTAGCGGAAAGCCATCGGCAAATTAACCATTTTTTCATCGGTGGATTCGATGAATTTTTGGATGATGAAGATGTAGTTTATCCGGCTTTATTTTGCGAATTGAAATCCGATTCAACGATATCGCTATCGAATCGCGTTGCCAATTTGAATTTTACGTTTTACTTTTTTGATTTGATGGATACCGCCAACCGATCATTGGAAAACGTATGGGATGTAACATCGGACATGGCAAGCGTGGCCCAGGATTATTTGGCGTTGTTGAAGGATCAAGATTATACGGATTGGGAAATCGGCGATGATTACAACATGACAATCCGCGATTATGAATTGCAAGATTTGACATGTGGCGTTTCCGTTGATGTAACCATCGGAATCAAATTCGATGCGAATCGTTGCCAAGTACCAACAACGTTTTCATTCGCGGAATACGATGGTTCATCGTTGACATTGAAACAAGTGGTGGCGCGCATTGGCGCATTGGCAACATCGCATAAACAAGTAAACCATTTTTTCATTGGGAATTTTGATGAATTCCTGGATGGCCCTGATGTAACCTATCCGGCATGCTTTGCGGAACTTGATCGCACCGGCGTTGTTTCCTTAACGGATCGCCTTTGCAAATATTCATTCACGTTTCATTTTTTTGATTTGATGGATATTGCAAATAACGCGCTACAAAATGAATTCGAAATCAAATCCGATATGTTATCGGTGGCGATGGATTTTTTGGCGATGCTGAATTATTTCGGATTTCAACATAGTTGGGAAATTGCGGAGGAATATGATTTAACGATCCGCGATTATCAATTGCAAGATTTAACCGCCGGCGTTTCGATCAATGTTGAAATTGGCGTTCGGTTCGATGCGAATAAATGCCAGGCCGTTGTTGAAATACAGGAGTTCCTTTTGTGGGCAGATAATCAATATTTTTTAATCGATAATACATCAAAACTTATTCATGGCCAATAAAAAAATTAATCAGTTAGATACCAGGACGGGCGCGGCATTAACCGATTTATCATTGGTTGGCGATCCTATAAATGGCATATCCTATAAATTAACGTTAACACAAATTTCAACGTTGATGGGGGTTCCGGGAAAGTTTAATCAACCCACCGGAACAACAGCACAATATCTTCGCGGCGATGGTTCGCTTGCTACATTCCCAACTATAACAAGCGGAACAGTTACATCAGTAGGATTAACAATGCCGAGTGCATTTAGTGTTGCAAATAGCCCGATAACAAGTTCGGGCACACTTGCAGTAACGGGTGCAGGTACGGCATCTCAATATATTCGTGGAGATGGACAACTTGCTACATTACCAAGTAATTCAAGTGGAGGAAGTTCGGTAGCGTATTACCTTAATGGTAGTGTTGCTGCAAGTGTTGGTACTTATTATCAAATGAGCAAGACTGCAGTTATTGGAACTGGAACTGATTTTTCAAAAGCAGGAAATGGTTTAATTTCTCAATTCTTAACAGATGTAGCAGACCCAAATAGATTAGAAATACCTGCTGGTGCTTGGAATTTTGAGATGTATTTTAGTGCATCATCTTCGGGTGGTACACCTGCCTTTTATGTTGAATTACTAAAATATGACGGTACAACTTTTACATCTATTGCATCATCGTCAGCAGTTCCTGAAGCAATTA